CTCTATCACTTATTTGTTGTGATCTTTGTTCTCCCAATCGTCTTTCTATTTCCCTAAGTCATTGACTGTTCCCTCTGATATTTACACTCATTAAGTAACACCAGCCACTACTTTTATAAACGCACTATTCTGCGGTTCCGGAAAAGTATTTTTGATATTAAATTTCTTATCACGATAGCCACGAGCATCCACAGAAACATAGTGTTTATTATTTGGAATATAATCATCTAACGGGTCACGAATGGTAATAGTTATATCTTCTACAGTACCGTTTGTTTTCGCCTGTTCTAAGTCCTTCATCCATACATTGTCTACTTTGGCTAGACACTCAAAAAGGACTTTGTCATCCCTCTCACCAGGTTCTGGGCCATCATTAGGTTTATACTCATAAAACTTTACAGGAACTCTCAAATCGCCTGTATTAACTCGTGGAGGTTTATATTTAAATGGTTGCATTTAAATCATCCTCCTCCGGCATTAAGGAAAGTCCTAAACTAGTAATCTCGCTTAAGAAATTATCTTCAAAATATTCGAGTGCATCATTATACAAATAGCGAGTACGTTCAAAAACTAATTCCTTCGCTCGTAAGTCTGTGTCCTTTTCTCCATTTACATCAAACTCTCCACAGCTATTTTTTAAAGCAGAAATAGAAAAGGACAACAATCTTTTTAAATTGTCGTCCTCACTAGAATGATATATATGCATACGTTCTTTAAATTCTTGTACTAACTCTTGTGTGATTTCCAATCACATCAACCCCTTATGCTCCTGCTGGTTCAGGTTGTGGAATATCTAATGTATAAATTTCAGCTACTTTATTATCACGTGGTTTACCGAAAGCAAAAGTCTTAGCAATGTGTAAATTACAATCTTCAAGGGCTAATGTTTGATCATATTCTTTTACTTCAATTCCACCACCACGGTAAGCATCATAACGATCAGTTACGAATGCAATAACTTCTCCTGCTGTTGCGAATAATGATGTGATGATTTTGAAATCAAATGGAACGTTTGTAATAAATGCGCCTTGTGCATTTCGAGTAGTGAATTTCGCACGTAATTTCCATGAATCAGTTGGATTGATAATTAGAGCTACTTTGCCATCTACATTCAACGGTTTTCCATTTTGTTTAACAGATAGTAATTCACCGATTCCAGCGAATTCCTCAATGATTTTCCCGTCATCCGCTAATGTTAATGAACCTGCTACAGTTTTCTTAGCATGGCCATTTGTTGGATCAACAGCTGCTTGCAAGTCACGAATTAGACCAATTGGTTCATGTTTTGTTGGACCCGCACCATTAATTACAGCAGACTCCATAGCTACGGCATACGTTTCTGTAATTTGAGCCTCGACATATGCTTTTACCCATGCTGGGCCAAATTTCGCAAGATCTTTTGGTAATACAACGAACGCTGTTAATTTAGATTGAGCGATGTTTTCTTGTTTGAACACCGCATCTAGTTGTCCTTTGATATCACCAAAGATTGGTCCCCATACAGCAGCACCTTCATACTCAGATGTGATGGTTGTTAAAGTAACCGTCCCTAAGTTTTGGAAGTTAATAACTGATAGTAAAGGATGTTCTGTTCTAAGATCATCATAAATGCGTTCAACGATTGTTTCTGGTAGAACTAATTCGTCTGTAAATCCATCTGATTTTACAACTGCATTGAAAAATGTACGTTCTTCCGTAGTCATTACATCAGCACCACGGTTTGCTAAAACTACTTGATCAACTGTATTAGCAGCAACTTGATTAGTAATTTGTGTTGTTAATGAGTTTACTAATGCATCTTGCATTGCTATCCATGCTGTTTCAACTTGTTCAGGTGTCGACTCTTCATTTTTAACAACATTTGCGTAATTTAATTTAGCTTCCTCGTAATTTTCTGTGTGATTGTTTAATGTGATTGGCATATTTGTTTACCTCCAAAATTTTATATTAAAAAAGGAACCCTTTACGCTTGTTAGTCGGTTGTACCGGATTAGGCGTTGGTTCCTCTTTTTTTTGATTTTTTAATTGTTTTAATTCGTTTTCTAAATTTGCATTTTGAGCTCGTAGGTTCGCAATTTCATCAGCTTTATTTCCTTCCACAGATGATGCAGATGACGTAGCAAAGCCAATTTCAACAGCTTTTGAAGCACTAAACCAAGTTTCAGCGTCAACCTTTTTACGAATTTCCGCTCTGTCAACATTAGCTTTAGTCATATAGATATCTATGATTCCTTCTTCTAACTCTTCTAATAAATCTGCTTCACTTCGGAAATCTCCCTTAGCTCCCCAAACACCACTAGAAGCTTCATGAATCATAAACATAGAACCTAAACCCATAACCAATTCATCAGCTGCCATCGCAATTACTGATGCTGCTGAACAAGCCCATCCATCAATATAAACTTTAATTGTTGCACCTGTTTCTTTTTTGTAACTCATTAGGCGATTGTAAATTGCGATACCATCAAATGCGCTACCACCTGGTGAATTCAATCGGATTTCTATGTTATTGGTACCAGCTTCTTTCAAAGCATTATCAATATCTACCGCAGAAGTCCAATTTTCATTCCACCACGATTCTCCAATCACTCCATAAATAGTTAACTCTGTTACAGCTTTTTCACTATCATGCTTTACTGCAAAATTATGCGGAACAGCTTTTAACTCTTCATCAAATTGAGTGTTTTTATAGTTAAATAGACGTTTTACTTTCATTCATTCTCACCTCCTTTAACAGCTTCGGTAGTCTGATAGTTCTTTGTGATAACGAACTTGTCCAATTCCGGATCATCGGATTCTTCATATCCTGCCTCTTTCCTTAGTTCATTCCGTGAAAAGCCACCGGAAGCAACCAGCTTATCAAAGGACTCAGCAATTTCAAAAATGCTGCTATACGCAATAAACCTAGCTTCAACTTTTGAACCAGCTAAATGCTCTTTTTTTGTAAAAAGCTTTGCATTAAGTTCATCTTGTATTTTCCTTAGTAAAGGACTTATACAAAACTTTACATAAGCTTTAATAGCTGTTTCATATTCCGCTAGTTCTCCATGTATCAATGCATTAGGAATACCTAATATATTGGCCACATCATCAATTAAGGATCTTTTTAATTTCGTTAATTCATCGATTGGTTGGCCTTTTGTTTCCCCACTTGCAACTTCGTCATACTCAAAACCCTTTAGTTTCGGTACAAGCGCAATAGAATTATTCTTAAATGAATTAAATAATTTATCGATGAAGTTTTGTAATTTGGTTCTATTTTCTTTAGTGAGTTGCTGGGTTGAGTCAATTCCAACCATTCCTCGAATTTGATAATTTCGAAGAGCGATTTCAAGCATCCTACTAAATAAATTAGCGTAATCGTCAAACATCCCATCAGTAAACTTTGACAATTTTTCGTTGTTGTGAGTTAAATAAATGACTTCATCCATTTGATATGTTCGTTGAAAGGTATATCCCTTCACCATCACATTGCTAAATGTATCAGGATAAACAGCAAATTCATTCCTGGTGAAATCATCTGCAATTAAAAAATCATCACTATCAGTCTTGATTACTAATATTTCGTTTTCATCGATCAATCTATAAGTGAAATCCTGCCAAAAATCAGCAGCACTCTGATCAGTATTCGGTCTAACGTTAAATAAATAATGCCAATTATTTAACTGCCGCTTTCCGTTTTCTATAAAACGAAAGTCTGATTGGCTGATTGTGCGAGCGATAAAATTAATGCATGTTTCCAGCGCCATCTTTTTTAAATAAGCTCTTTGAGTTGTTTCATAAGTTAAGTCAAGATCAAACATCCATTCAAGCTCACTGTTACGCCTTAATACTGAGTCTATAAATCCCATTTACATATTCACCCCCTCCCTAAAAATTCAAGGCATCTAATGCTTCTAGCGCATCTGTAACATCATAATCTTCTAAATCCCTTGAAGCCCAAACTCCATATAAGAACATCATGAAACCATCTGTTTTCCGCTTCACTTCTTCCTTCTTTCGATAAACTTTATTACCATTAGGAAGCCGCTTAACGAGTACATTATTTGTATACCAGCGCATTAAAGGATTATCTCCAAATATCACTTGTTCATTTTCAAAAGCAATTTCCACTCTTGGAGCTAATAAACCACTGGCAGCATCAGGATTGCGGATAACCTCAACTATAAATCCTGCCGCTTCAAATAACGGTTTAAGAACATCCATCTTAAAACTATCGCCTATAATTTTTTTAATGTTCCAACCTTCGTCACGTTTTTTAACAAACCAATTAACTACTAAATGCGGATCCATGGTTTCGATTTTTAAGACAGACAAAAAACCATCGTTTTCCCACTCACGGATTGGAGCGAATTTTCGATGGTCCTTCTTATTGTTATTTTCGGCTTTTTCTTTGCTATAAGCATAATGCTTATCGGCAAATGGTTTACAAACATATGAATGTGTTAACTCTTTAGGAATTAAGTAATTTTCATTTTTCAAGAATAGTAGCCCCATAGCAACAAAATCCCTTACAGATGCATAGTCTAAACACCCAATGCATTCTCTTCTTTTTAATTCATCTAAATCATAAGGCTGATTAGTTGCCTTAATTTTTGTCCAGGACGTTACACTCTTTTCTAAATCCACTTTAGGTAAATTCATACGCTTTGTTATGAATTCCTCATAACCATCTGGATCATGTTCCAATTTGTTGTATTGCTTTTTTACTGTTCTAAATAGCGTTTGAGCATAATCAGATAATGGCGGGTGGAATTGTGAGTTTGCCTTTTGCCACATTTCGGGATTATGCATTTCTTCCTCACTATCTAAACAACACATAAACGGAAAAAGACCATCGTCTCTAATACTTACAGAACCATCTAGTATACTGTCTGCTCGGTCTAGAAGTTTGTCCAAAAAACCTTCCCGAACATAACCGTCAGAACCAACATAAAACACCCTTGGATGTTTTACTTTTCCTAGTCCTGATGTAAATACATTGATTACTGAAGAATCTTCATATCGATGTATTTCTTCGAAAATAACACATCCATCTCTAAGACCATCTTTTGTGCCAGCGTTTGAAGTATGGTATTGAAATAATGATTTAGTATCATACGATTCGATAAGTGCTTTTTTATGGTCAAAGAATACTTTCAATCTATCGTCTTTATCGATTGTGTTAAAAACTTCTGTGAATGACATCTTTGCTTGCTTTTCGCTGTTAGCTACAACAGAAACATTATAGTTATTTATACCATGCAGATCACTAATGAAATAATTCGCTAGTGTAGAAATTCGTCCTGTTTTCCCTCCGCCACGTCCTTCATAATCTAAATGTTCATCGAACACTAAGGAACCATCTTTGTAATATAAGAAAATAAAACAAGTTTTGAATTTCTGAGTAAGCGTAAGTGGGAAATAATATTTTTCTGTAAAAGTTATATAACTTTCAATTTGCTCACTATCAAAATACATATCGTCAGCAGTTAATATTTCACGTTCAATCAGTTCAATTAACTTAATGCGCCGCTTATTTAAAATGATTTCTCCATTACGCCACTTACGAATATATTCATCGACATAACTATAACTAATCAAATTAAACTACCACGCTTCGGTTGGTCTTCCACAGTTGAAGAAGGAGTAGGCGGAGACGTGGTTTTTAATTTGAATTTAATTGATTTTTCTAGCGCAATCTTTTGGGCATTGATTTTCATTTTCTCATTCATACTCGGATGACTTTTTATAAATTTTTGTTTTCCATTTTCAATAGTTATACTTACACCGTCACGATCAATCACTTTATCACATTCTTCATCTAGTTCATGCAGCCGTATCAAGTCATTTATTTTCTTGACTTCTAGCAAATCATCGGTATCAATTCGTGATAATAATTGATTTTTTAATTCATCAAGGTTCATACTACCCCTCCCCCCTACACCCCTAATGTGAAAGGCTTATTTTTTTAATATTTTTAGACGAAAGGGCCCCCTATACCGGTATCCCCAGAGTGAAAAAAGCAAAAACTTTTGACCCGGGGGGTATATTACCATCGTTCATCATCAGCCCATTTGTTTTTCTTAAATACAAACTTCCATACTCGTCCATGCTTTTTGTTATGACATTTAACACAAAGAGTTTCTAGGTTATCATCATCTAATGCTAATTCCGGATAATCTTCTAGTTCTTTTATGTGGTCGACAACTAACATGATCTTCTTACGCTTTGCTTTCTCGCTGTACTCATTTGTATCTAATGTAACTCTTCCTTGACGCTTACACTCTTGGCATTCGTTATTGTCACGCTTCTTAATCTCCAGCCTTTTCTTTTTCCAATCAGAACCGTTATAAAACTTACGCTTCTGTTCTTTTGTTTTGTATTCAGTCACATGCATGACCCTTCACTCTTCGTTCTATTCTGTTCATAACAAGATTAGGTTCAGTATTTTCAATTACATATGTTAGTCCACCAACATTATAGTCAGTAGTTGATTCCCAATGAAATGATATCTCTCGTTTGAGTTTAATCTCTTCCCCTTTGTAGAATACTTTTGGTACTCCATTCTCTTCATCCAGTTCAATACTTAGAAAAGGTACTTTCTTCACTCCATCGATAACTTTCATATCGTTCACCTTCCTTTGCAAAATCCACACCCATCACATATTTACAATCATAACAATCATAGTGAATACTCGGTTCTCCGTCTCCACATATCGTAGTCTTACTCATTGCCTTTCCACAATTAGGACATTTATCTCTATCTATCTCATCCAGTTCATTTGCTAATGCCGCAGCATGTTTAGATATCACTCTAAGCTTTGCTGCTAGATTGTCTGTATCTGCTGTTACTTCAATCGCTAATGCCTTACTTTGTTTTGGTCTGTTATTCTTTTTATAAAGATTGTAATCAATGTGTCCTGGCATTCCATCATAAGGAGCTGGCTTTACATAGTCATTACAAACAGGACATCTAATTCCATCCAAGCAAGTACCAACAATTCTTGCTCCACATTTTTTATTCATGCAGTTCATTTGGATTTTTTTATTTCTCGCACTCTGAGTATCCATATCCCTCACCCTTCTTTCTCCAAAATAAAAAACGCTTATTCAGAAACCTACAATGGCTCAAATTAGCGTTTAAAATTAAAACTAATATAAATACTCATTTTCTTCTTATCGCTCCGTTATGGCGCTTATACGTGTCTCTGTTAGTACCCATCAATTCACGTAAATCATGCTTCGATAATTTTTCTTTTTTAATCTTATTCAACTTCTCTTTGGTGTCAGTTCGTAGATGATCTTTTAGTTTCATAATCATCACATCCTATAATAGTGTTCAGACTTACATACTTGGCGTATTTCGCATTTTAAATAGTTTTATAGACAAATACCTTAAACAATAGAAAAACGCTCCTATGAGTCTAGGAACGCCTAATTTAATTATTAACATCTCCTTACGCTAATAGCTTAATAAAATTGGTTATCCGACTCGCATAATCACCCCAGAGGAATAGCTAAGGATTAATAAAGTCGATGGTCATTGAAGCACCGTCCACAATAAAGGAATTTCACCTTTATTCGTCCCGTAGCTATCGTGCGCAATACTGCTAGACTCCAGTTGCTCCCCTGTTAAACCAGCTACAACCTTCTTAGTCATTCGATACACTCGAGTACGTCTTGATAAGGGAAAGGCGCTTCTCCCATCAACTAAATAACTAGCTGATAAGAAAATGTTACCTTTTTAGGAAATAAAAATAGTCCCCTGTTTTGTCCTATGTTTTATCCCTTATTTTGTCGGGTTTTTGTCGGGAAATAAAAAACAGCACCTAGATAATTCTAAGTGCTGTTGCTATGAGATTAATTGCGTATTTCTTGTGTATGTAGTATTGGTCTTTGGTGAGTCCTAAATCTAAATACACATCAATGTCCTTCACTCTGTGATTGTCTAAGTATTTACGTTGGATAATCTCTCTTTCGATTTCATTTAATGCATTCTCTAAGGCACGATCAATTTGTTTAACAAACAAGAATTTTTCTTTTTCAATATCATTTAGCATCGGGAATAGTTGGTCTATCCCTTCAGCATCCTGTTCCAATTTATTCTGAAATGCAACTCTATAAGCTTTATATTGTTTCAATAGACGGGCAACTACTCTTCTAATCTCTTTGTCGTCCACATCTGAGAATAAAGACATTTGTTTCAAGACGACTCCCCCCATTTGTGATATGATTTAATTAGTCGAATATTAAAATGAGTTTGCTGGGAAGAGTATTCCTGGCTTTTTTTATTCTTTGGTAAAGTATCTAATTTCATCACTGTTAAACGCTGCTACTACATCTGGTCCATTTAAATGTTGGTCTACTAATGATTTTCTATCATTATAAAATTTAATTTGATTTAATTTAGTGGAAACATACTTACTTGTTACAAGAACATGAGTACCATCCTTTAAAACTACTGTATATAGATTCATTTCCCTTCACCCTTCCTTTCATGAATCAATTGGTACTTCGTCTTTACACTTATCAATAAACTCGCGATATTTATGGTCTTTTTCTACAACTTTTTGTAAATCATGATACGCAAAGTGTTTCTGTCCGTTTGTCGGCAATCTTCTTATCGCCCATAATGCAATAGTGATTAGTTCATCTATTTGTTTATCTTTGTCCAATATTTCACCCTTCCTTTCTACAAATTCTCCATACGACTAGCTAATAAATCAATGTATCTATTCATATATTCATAACTCATTTTTTCTAATTTCTTTGGAGGTAATCCAAGAATAGCTTCACAACTACGGACATAAATTCTTGCTGTGCCGTTTGTTTTTGTTCCTGGGAATATATCGCATAATGGTGTATCTAATTGTTCTTTAGTAACCCATAGGCTTCTATCTTCGCTCATGATATCCTTCCTTTCTGCGGATAAGTTTTGTCTGGTGCAATAACTTATTTACATCTATAATATTCAAAGTGATTTAAGTTATCATGAATCCCCATAGGTTTATTATCATCGGCTATAATACCTTTGAACCCATTCGGGGGATAACACTCGACTACCAAATAATAATTCCCTTCTTTAGTCCATGCAGTTTTATTAACACATAAAGCAATGTCACCTATTTGAGATTCTTCAACCTTTTCATAAACTTTACCGTTATATTTAACGCTTTTTAGCTTACGAATAAACCTATAGTTCTTTTCTGTTACCTCAATATTCATTTACCAATCACCCACCTTTATGTCGCAATATTTATCTATGTTTTCTCTCCTGGTGCCTATGTCCCAAATACATAATCAAAAATATAGATACTTGACCGACCCAAAAACCAATTAGAAAACTCATATTATGCCTTCTTTGGTCTTTTACGTTTAATTCTTAAAGGTGGCTCACCAGCACCCTTACAATGCTGACAAACCTTTTTCCCAATCATTCCAGTCCCGTTACACATGAGGCATACATTCATATCAAACAGGCTTGTTATGCTCATTTTAGTACCCTGTATTGTGAAATAATTCGGCTTGAGTATCTACTCTTTTTAAACTATCGCTTGTACTAAAACCGTTTGGATATCTTTTTATTAAGTTATCTATATTCATACTTGCGACTTCATCTAAATCAATTTTTAAAGTTGTAGCCAGTGCAGCTAAATACCAAAGACAATCTCCCATTTCTTACTTGATATCAACTAAATCTAATTTATGACCATGATGAATAACTTTCTTAAAGATATCGACCAATTCACCGCATTCACCCGCTAGTCCCATTGAATAATTAGAAATATTAGTATTAAACCATTTATCTTTAGGCATTGTCCTTGCTGCTAATTGCTGATACTGATGTAATTCCATTAAATCCAATTTATTTAATACCGCAAATTCGCCAAAGTATTTCTTGGCTGCTTCATTGTACTTTAATGCTGCTTCGATTTCAGAATCAAAATACCCCAGATTAATTTTCTTTCCATCAACTTGGATATTAGCTTTCCATTTACCGTACTTATCTTGTTTACGTTTGTAATAACTTACTCCTTTATATTTAGAAGTTGCTTTACTTTTTTTATCTGCATTTTTAGCATTATCCTTCTGATCTACATTTCTTAAATTAGATTTTCTATTATCAAGAGTATTTCTATTAATATGATCCGTTTGCTTATCTTCGGGTGTTTTAGCGATAACTCTGTGCATTTTAATTGTTTTTCTGTTACCATCAGGAAGCCTTTCGTTTCTACATGCATAACCCTGTCCGTAATACCATTTAAAACTATTGATGAATTCATAATCTTCATCATCCACTAGAGCATATTTACCTTGTGTTAATTGGATTTTTTTAACCACTGCAATTCCTCCCTTTGTGTTTCGAATAATTTTTGTAAGTTCATTTTGATTCCTCCTAATCTATAAATACGGTGTCTGCTGTTACCTGTTCATTGCTTGTTATTTTTACAACTGACTTATCAGACGGCTTTAATTTAAAGGTATCTACCTCATAATCATTGATTATTGAAACACTACTCACATAGCCACTTTTATAAGTGAGAAACTCACCATCCCAGTACCAATGATTAGTTAAGTTCGGGTAATATCTGCTGTAATAGCTAATTTCAGAAGGATTAATTGTTTTTAATAAAGCCTTTCTTCCAACGTAATCTATCTTTTTGCCAAAGTTAGGATAAGCTTCAATGAAGTTCTCATACACTTCCGGCAATACTTCTTGCAAGTGAGCTAAAAACAAAGGTACTTTTTCTTTTTGATAACTAGTTATTTCTCCGCCCATCATTGCTTGTGGACGATAAGAGCAGATGCGATATATCAAATCGCTATTGAATTTCTCTAATTCTATATACGAATTGCTATTACTAAACAAAGCAAATTCTCCAACTACGTATTTTTCATTTTCGTTTTTGGTTATTCTGATAAACGGATATGGGAAAACGACAACATCATCGATAACTCCTAATTTTTGTGGTGGATGACTTAATTTGTTGTATTGTTCTTGATCTTGCCATTGCTTTTTAAATTGACTATACTTCTTTGCTCTGCTTGTATATCCTCTGAATGTATTCACAGATCCGAATTTACACCCTGAACTTAACGGAGCTCTTACATTTAGGCATTGTCCGTTTTTAAAAAAGGAACAATTTTCGTGTTTATCACAAGAAATAACACTTGCTTCAATCGGAGTTTCTTTTCCTCCAAATATGCTTTTACCTCCGTATAAACCAACATTGATTACTTCCAATTCTGTCCCTCCTAATATTTGATTCTCCCCCTCCCAAAGGAAGGAGAGTTAAGCTATTACTTATGCAGCACCATCTTCATCTTCATTTTCCTCGGATTGTTCACTTTCTTCTGTTTCTTGTTCTTTTTCCTCGGTTTCTGTTACTGGCTCTTCATTTTTCGGTTCATTTTCTTCCGTTTTTGTTTCACCTTGGCTTTCTTTCCATTCCCACCAAGCTTCAGCAAGTGGAGCTACTTCTTTTCGATAATCGTCTATTAAGTCTGCTACTGTACCAGAACTGATTTCTAATTCACTGGCTAATTTGCTGAAAGATTCACCTTCTGTTTTTCGTTTAACAATATCAGCGAAGTTTTCAGGATAATTTTCTAATTGTGGAGCAAGACCAGCTGCAATAAATGCATCGATATGTTCACGATCGATTTCCTTTTTCTCTTCTTTGGTCTCGATTTTCTCTTCTGGCAAATCCAAGTCGGCTTCTAATTGCTCGAATGTTGGCTTTACCTCCTCAACCACACCATTGTTATTTACTTTGTACTCAGTCAAAGGACGATTCGTCTGTGCATTTAAAGTAACGTTATAATTAACAACCATTGATTCAATTTGAATTTCCGCTTTTTCATCAATCATTTCCGCTAACTTGTCTAAGTGTCCTTTTAAAGCAGAATCACTCACTTCAAATACGATTTCTTTCACGCCTTTTGGCTTAAGGTTAATCTTCTTTACTAAAGCTTTGAAATCTACATATGACATGTTAATTCGC